CATAATAAGTACACATAACGCCTACTTTTGAAAGTGAGGTACATGCAAAAGGTGCAATATATATCAAATATAACGAAAGTTTACCCCTCTATGATTAAAGTCATAATATATAAAGAACCTGTATTAAATGTTATTTCCGATCGCATTAATTTCCGTCGTAATTTAAGACCAGAAGATAAATATCTCCCCTCTTATAGTTCTCTACGCCGATCTAAAACTGCTATTAAAGATATTATTTTCTCTAATAATTTCAAGTATTTCTGTACTTTTACATTCGACCCCAAGAAACACGATCGTTATTCGTTCATTCATTGCAAGAATGTAATGCTTAAATGGTTTAGGAATCAAAAAGACAAACATTCACCTGAATTAAAGTATATCTGTGTTCCTGAATACCACAAAGATGGTGCAATTCATTTCCATGCTCTTCTAGCTAATTTTAACGGCCGTATGAAGGATTCAGGCCATAAAACTGGACAGGGAATCGCTATTTATAATTTAACTGGTTTTCGTGCTGGTTTTTCGACTGCTTCCCCACTCGATGAGAATCTCGATGCTATTTCTGCATACATTTCTAAATATGTAACAAAATCATTAATTTCACATTTTAACCATAAAAGATATTTCTGTTCTAGGAACTTATCTAGACCTGTGAAGATTAGGAATTCGAAACTATTTCAGAACACACCCCCACTATTCAGAACCCTAATCGCTGACTTTGACAATATGCAGATTTATCACTTGCATAAATTTTAATATTATGTATCATAATACTAAGGTTATGCGTAATGTCGCACAATAACTATTGTTTCAAATATTGTAGTAGGCATTCTTAACCTTAGATAAATTAATTTAATATAAAGGACTAAAAAATGTCAGAATTACAAGAATACCACAATCAAGATCTAACGGATTCAATCAAGTTGCTTACAGTCAAGCAAGGCAAATCTAAAGAGGGAACTGATTACTATTATCTAGAACTCACTTTTATCAATGGATTCACTAAGCGCATTTTTGTCAACTCTACTGAATCATTTGGATTCTTGAACGCTTTTCAATCTTTATAGGATTACCTCCCCATGAATATTAAGATTTCAGAAGCCGGATTCGATGAATATTCTTTGTACTTTGACACTATTTCTCTTTTAGAACAAATTAAGACGCTTGAAGGGCCTAGGGCTGTCGATAATACTCTTATGCGTCACCCTGAGCTTAAAGCGTTCCTTAAAGAACATCAGCGCAAGTGGCTTAATCGAATTGAATCTGATTTGTCTATCGGTGATTACAAAAAATAATATTTATGAAAGGGGTGTTGCTATGCCAGCTACACCAACAGCTTCCGCCATGAATATTTCAGGTCTTTCAGACGCTCTAACTCTCGCTAAGTTTCAGGGTGTCATCGAAGCGGTTCTCCCGATCGTTGCCGTCGCCGTACTCGTAGGTTTCTTATTCTACGTAGTCCGCTGGGCCATTGGTTTGTTCCGCGGAATTTAACTACTCCCTTGCTCTGGGGACTGCGTGAAGCAAGTCCCCCAGAGTGAGGGTTTTAATTTTAGGAGTTTTTAATGCAAGTTTTAGCACAGGCTACTATTGACACTTTGGCTTGGTTTCTTCAACCTTTTGCTTATGTTTTAGTTATTAGTTGGGCTATAAGCCTATTTAGGAGAGATTAAAATGAATTATTTTGAATTACCAACTGGTTATAATTGTCTTCAAATTTCTGGTACTGGTCAGCAAGTTACCGCCCGCACTTCCAATTATTCCGATACTTACATCCTTAATGGTTTTAAGTGGGTTCAGATTGATAGAGTTTATTATAATGGTTCTTATCATTCTAATTCCTGCTCATTCAATTATACTGATAAGTATTTTGTCCCCCCATCTCTTCAATCTGCCTTCGTTCTTCCTGCGACTATAATTGTTTTAGCTTTCTTTACTGTTATATATAAAATGTTTATGGGAATTAGGAGACGATAATGAAATGCTTAACAAAATTATTTTCATTTGCATTTTTCTTTATTTTCTCTGTATTTTGTACTTTATCATTATCAGTCAATAACGTTAGCGCTATTAATTCAATCAATAAAATTGGTTGGTTTAATTCTCATTACAGTGTTGCTGGTCATGATTTTGATATTTCGTATGGTCCTGCTGGTTCTAATCCTCGTGTTGTTGATAAAGTTCCTAAAAATCCGAATCCTCTTGATACTTATATTAGTCGTCAGCTTATTTGGTTTTCTCTTCCTCAATCTGGTGCCGTAGGCAAGCGTTCTGTCAAATTTGATTTTAGTCTTACTTATTGGTCTATTCCTAATGATTTCTTTTGGGGTTGTAAAAATAATTATCCTGCTCTTGATATTTCTCTTGATGGTCTTCCCGGGAAGGGTGTCGTTTCCAATTTTTCTTGTATTCGTTATTTAGAAAATAAAAACTCTGTTGTTAGGCTTTCTGGTTCTGTTTTCTATTCTCCTGAGGGTGGTTTTGTAAAAGATCCATATTTTCTTCTTTCTATTGGTTCTTATGATTCTCATTCTTCAAAAGATAATTCTTTTATTTTTCGTCCCGGTACTCTTGGTGATCCTGTTCCTGATTTCAAACTTAATAATTTTGACATTTCTAATATTGAATTTTATAGTGATCCAAATACCCAATATTTGAATAATTTAGTTTTCCAAAATCAGACTATTATCAATCAGAATAATCAACTTAATAATAGTATTAATAATCAGACTGAGCAGCAAAATCAACAATTTCAACAAAATAAGCTAGAAGAAAAAGATCGAGAGAATAAGGGGAATGACCAATCCAATAAATTAGGTAATTTATTCAGTTTTACTGCTTTCAATCCTTTTTCTGGTCTCTTCGGTCTTTTCACTGCCGGAGGCTGCAAACCGATCCCTACCATTGGCAAAATGCTAAATAAGCCGGATGCGACTTATTGCCCATGGTTCCCGGATAATGTTCGGTCTATTCTGACCCCTGTGCTTGGCATTAGTTCCATGATGTTGATCTTTGGATTCTTTATTCGTTGGCTTCATAAAGGAGGTTTTTAGATGGGTGAATTGATTGTAAACGGTATGAAGTGGGCTTTTATCATTGCTGCTTCGCTTGTTTTTATGTCTGTTATTGGTAATTTATTATCATTGATTATTATGGTCGTATTTAATAACGTTGTTGGAGAGGTTTTACATGTTATTTCTTGCTGTTTACCATTTGACGCTGCTGCGGTGTTTGGCTCAATTCAAACCGCCCTGAGTGGTATTTTAAGCTTTATGATTGGTTCTAAAATTTTTAATCTTACTACCAACAAAATTAATGTATAATTTATTTAATATTTAATCTTAGGAGTTTTTATGCCTTTTAATTTATCAACTGGCAAATTACAATTTGAGGGTGAGCGTGGCACTACATTAGGTGAACTTAAATCTATCGCTTCCTCTCTTGAATCTATTTCTAAATCATTGGAAGAACTATGCGAAAAACTCAATCAGTAGTCAATCTCGACCCCATCGCTGTCAATAATAAGCGTGATAACTCTATATTAGCCCGTTTATTTAAGACTCGTCGATTCGGTGGCATGAAAATTAAAAAGGAGATTCCTTATGGTCATTATATGTTTTGTGGCTCCCAAGGTGGTGGCAAGACCGCTAGCATGCTCTGGTATTTTGAGCGACTCTCTAAGCAATATCAGAAAAAAGGCTGGAAGATTAATAAAATCTATTCTAATTTTGGAATAGGTGAAAAAATCTCTAAAAATACGTTATTTTCGACCTTTCTAAATCTCCCTGAATTAAACAGGGAAGATAAGGTTATTAATTTCTTCTTATTAGATGAATTTCATACTTATTTCCCAAAAGATAATTTTGATCGTGCCACTAAATTATTGGTTGGTGATTTAGTTCAGTGTTTTTCTCAACTTCGAAAACGCCATTGTTTCGTTTTATCATCGTCTCAAATTTATGGTCGTCTCGATAAATCTTTACGTGAACAGTGTCTCTATATGATTCAATGTCGCCGATCTAAAATTTCCAATAAACTAGTCAATGACTTCATCCGTGGTGATGATATTCTCTGCGACGATCTAGGACGCTGGTCTGGTAATCCCGAGCGAGTCTATGTCCACGGGCTCTCTACGATAAAATTTAATAGCTCTTTAATTATTAAAGAATAATCTCCCTTTTTGGCTTAATTGGTTATTAAAATCGGTTTAATGAATCAGTCAATGCCGTATGGCTTGACGGATTCATGCCGATTTTATAATTTAAGTCATCCAAAAAGGGAATCGGGCGTTATGTGGACTTAGTT